ATCGTCATCAACTGCGCACCAAGCGACATCGGCGCGCGGAAGGATGTCGAGTAATGAAATATATCACCTATCTAAGAATTAGCACCAACGAAACCAAACAAGTCTATGGAATCGACGCCCAGCGTGCCACAGTAATGGCGCATATTAAGGCGAACGATGGCGAGTTGGTAGCTGAGTTCATCGACCACGAAAGCGGACGCAAGACTTCCATCGAAGACCGCCCCCAACTTCATGATGCTATGGCATTGGTTAAGTCGACGCCTGACTGTAAGTTATTACTGGCTAAGACTGACAGGGTCGCCCGTGATCTGCATTTCATTAGCGGATTATTAAAAGACAACGTGCCGTTAATCGTTGCGGGCCATGAACACATGACAAAGCTAGAATGGCATATGCACGCCATGATTGCCGAACATGAAGCCGACATGATAAGCCAACGAACCAAACTCGCACTCGAGCAAGCCAAAGAGCGCGGGGTTATCCTAGGCGCACCACGTGACCAGATACAGCGCATTAGTAAGCTGGGAGGTATTGCAACGCATAACAAGGCGAAGCAGTACCGCGAAAAGATCATGCCGTTAATCAATCAACTATTAAATGACCCGCAATACTTAAGGCGAGGCAATAAACACACGCCACACCTTGAGAAGATGGCGGACAGGTTGAACGAATTAGGCATGCGGTCGGCTCACAATAAGCGAATCACTAAATCCACCATTTACGCACTACTTAATCGGAGATAAAATATGACTGAAATTAAAAGAGCCGAAGGGAAACTGACCCCCGACGACATGCTCAGCGCCTCACAGGTTGCAACTGTGATGGACATGAATCCCTATCAAACCCCAAACGAACCACTACAAAGAGCCTTCGACGCAACGCGAGGCATTGAGCGCGTACCGCTCGATTTTGAGGCTCTCGAATGGGGCAATGTCTTCGAAATTCCAATTATCGAGGCGGCAGTTCAGAGGCTTGGACTGAAAAATCCTAAGACCACTTTCAATGAGGCATATTTTCACCCAGATATTCCGCTCGCATGTTCATTAGACGCGACAGTTGAGGGTGATGGTCGGACAATCACAGTAGATGGGGATGCGGGAATCTTCCCAATGAACTCCGATTCTATTGTGATGGAAGGCATGGGAGTCATTGAAGCCAAGCTAACATCGCAAGAGAAAGAGATGGATCTCCCCGCGTATCGTGGCAAGCTACAACTGCAAGCGCAGATGATGATTACTGGCGCCAAGTGGGGTGCAGTCTGTGTGCTATATCGTGGAATCACTTTGAGGATTTTTGTTTATGGCCGTGACGAAGAAATCATGTCACAGATCAGAGGCGCTGCCGTTGATTTTGAGCGCCGAGTGAAACTCTATAAAGAAAACGATGAGACAGATTGGTATGAAATAAATAAGGTCTCGGATGCAACGCGCATCTACGACAGTGCAACGGATGATGTGCTAGAGGATGACTCTTTAGCTGATGACGTTACACGTATTAAAGAACTTGAAGAGCTTATGGTAAAAATGAAGGGTGAGATTGAGTCATGTCAAACCCGTATCATGTCAACCATGAGGGATTACAAGCACTTAGTTACAGGCCCCTATCGCGTTACATGGGGTGAGCTTAACTATAAAGCAACACCTGAGAAGGTTGTGCCTGCGAAGCCTGCACGTACAATCCGAGTAAGTAAACTTAAAATTAAACCACTATAAGGAATCTATATGGAAACTAATACCATAGCAAAAGCATTCTTGGCGGCGCAAAAAGCCTTTGCCCCGGCATTGAAGACATCAACTAACCCCCACTTCAGAAGCAAGTACGTTGCTTTGGATGGGTGTATCGAAGCAGTCATTGACGCACTACATACTAATGGCTTATCTATGATTCAAAAGACACACGACTGTGATACAGGGATTAAGATTGAAACCATCCTGTTGCATGAGTCAGGTGAAACTATGAGTGGTGGTATCCTGTACGTGCCTGCAAACAAGCATGACGCGCAAGGATATGGCTCAGCATTGACCTATGCAAGACGTTACTCTTTAATGACAACAGCAGGCATCGCACCAGAAGATGACGATGGCAACGCTGCGGTTAAGGCAGAGCAGCCAAAAAAGGCATAAGCCTCAGTCTTCCAGGCAAAGATCCAATAGTTTGTAAAGACAAAGATGCATTCTTTACTAAGCTGAAAGAGATCGGCGAGAAGATTGAGGCCAGTAGCTTAGAAACAAACGTTAAGGTTGAAAAGATAATGGCACTACACAAGGTGAACGAATTTGTTATTAAGGGATTGAGTCCTGAGGTAGCACTGAAAGTCAAGTATAACTTTGGTGAGATAATGGTGAGGCTAGGCGTTCATAACGAATAGCCCCACTATGTATTACATGTATTACTTGTTCATTACGTACATTGTAACTTCAAAGCCGAAGCGCATTTCTGTTGCTTTAGGTGATGTCCACATAATAGTTTCCTTGGTTCGTTAATCAAGATATTATTATGATATACAGTGTACGTTTGAGCATCCTTAAAATCATTAATGAAAGGTAGATTAATCATGAGTCAGGTATATCAGTATGACCATACCAGTGATGCAGAATTATATAATGAAGTCAATCCAATCTTTGACATTCCTATGGTCCCATTGCTGCAAGCTATATTAAAGCAAGCAGTATATGATGCCATTAAATTAAAGCCAAACAGTTCGATTAAATTAGAGGCAACTCAATGGTTGTGTGATGAGGATGACGAGCTGTTGCAATTATGTTTAAGCTGTGTAACAATGGATTATCAAAGAATGATTAGGAAGGTAGCAAAGCAAGGATGGAACCTAAGTTTATAGTAGTAGATGAGTACGGCGATAGCCTTCGTGCATTCTTTTCAAGAGAATCTGCGGAGGCCTTCGTTAAAGTACGCCCGGAATGCAAGGTCGAGGACATTCCTGTACTAACTGATGAAGAGTTTGATGAGTTATACGGGTTACCACCCTTCTGAGCTGTCCTCAGCCCCTTCAGCAATACTTTAATATAATCTGATACTAACCCCTCAAGTACCATAAGAAAACCTCACCACGGGCTTTATACGAGGTCGTTTTTGTTACTTCGTAGTAAAAGTTCTAAGATCTGCTTGATTTAATCCGTAATGTGTACCATGACCTAAGTCAATCTTGTTTTTTTCATTTCTTAATTCTTTAGACAAGGCCCACCCAGGAAAAGTCACAGTATTATCCTTGACAATTCCTAGTATATACATATCAACATCTAAATTTTCTTTGGTTGTACAAAGTAATCTTCCGTTCTCATAAGTTGTAGACTTGATATCATACCTCCAACCTTTATACACACCATCTGCACTCCCACTTCTTGGAGTCAAACCTAAGTCTGGAAAAAGATTAAAGTGTTTAGCAAATGCATACTCAGCCATTAGTCCTAATACATCGGCTTCATTGCCATCTTGCTTACCTATCTTGGCGTCCTTCACATTAGCTGATCGTGCTATCAATGATCGCATCCTTCCTATCAATTGGCATACTGTGATTTCGTCTGGGTTTAATGTGACTGTTATTGGATTACTCATTAATGGACAACCTTTGGTTTTGGCTCAACGATATACAAATCTGCACCTTCGCAGTGAATCATAAGATAATCTTCCTCATCGTCACTAAAAAAGATTCTGATAACAGATTGATCTTCATCTGGGTCTTCAAGCAGCTCAATATTCCAGATCTTTCTACCAATTAATTTGTCGAGTAAGGCAGCCTGATTAGAATCAGCTTCGCTTATACTATTTTCTTCGTCCATCGTCCATCCTCTGTTAATACCATAGGCATAAGTTTAGGCTGACCATCTATAATCATGCCGCAACCAATGATGAATCGATTTTTAAAGTTCTTAGCGTAGTCGAACGCCATAGATTTTTGTGAAGTTAAACAGCCAACTTGCATACCCCAGTGCAGCGCATCTGGATTGCTGAAATAACCGATAGAAAATTTTGAATGATAATGTCCTTGGACACAATGCTTACCCATCTGCATAGATAGTTTAAGTACGTCAGCACTCATGCCGTGCGTAAAGAAACAGCGTGTACCATCAGATAAGGTAAGAGTTATATCATCCACCCATTCCCATCCCGGGCCAACGCCAAGGTATTCATTGTAAGACTTGAGGTAGTCTTTAGGTAGTCCATACTTTAACGCTCTCCGATAAACGAGAGACGAATGATTGGAATGTACTAGGATCATCCTAGGAAAAATCTTTTCCAACTCATAGATGTATTGCCTAGACAGTCGCAGCTCATCCCCGGCTGATGGTAGGTCAGGGTTACTATCGTGCATACTGATAGCGTGCTGATCGAGTTCATCACCGATGTTAATAACTAAGTCAGGTTTGTATTTCTTCTTGAGTGCTTTGAGGAAGTCGAATGCGTCTTGATGGTGGTAAGGTATATGAAGATCGGATATAACTAAAACTCTACTATTCTTTGACATAACTGTTACTCATGTATTAGATAGTATAAGGATATCATATATACAGCATGTTGCAACTACTCGTAGATGCGCACACCACTCTTACTAATAGCTAACATCTGTCTGCGTGGCTTGTCTGTACCTTTAGGAAATGCCACATGAATCCAAGATCCAAATTCAAGGATCAGCTGGTCAAATTCTATCGAACTTCCAGCAAGAGTCCGCATAATGTCGTGAACATCGCCAAAGCCAGGACAAGTAAAATCTGCCGCAAGGCCATACGTATGGTACGAGGTATCCTTAGAACGCAAAGCGCGGTTAAGATCCATAGACCTAAAACCACTAGATACACGAATAGCATGTCCATCAAGCTTAGTCCTAACAAGTTCCAGTCCCTCCGCTAATGTCACAAGGTTAAACTTCTGTACATCATTCGGTGTATTGTCTATGTCTAGTCTGGTTGCTGTGTTACTAAAGGTGAGTTCTTCTAAAGTAAAGTGTGGAGTAAGTCTGGTCATCATTTACTGAGACCCTTTTGTTTCTCATAAGTTCGCAGTCCAGCAAGTCCTAATAAAGCAAAGGTTAGTTCTAACAATACATCGGATTGTAATACAGGTAATACCACTGTGTTGCCAGTGAGTAGCAGTACCCATTGTGTGATAGGTGCTAGTAAAAATATCCAAGCAAAACTTAATGCGGACACCCAACCCAATGCTGGTCTCCATCCTGCTACCCATATACTGCGATGGGCTGCTTCTATCTTATTGGTTTCTGCTTGTGCTAGATTA